GGCGACATCTCCCCACTGGTGGCGGTGACACTGGCACACTATGGGCTAGTGAAGTCCGGCACGGGAAACGCCCAGATCCTGTGAGATGGCCCTGGCAGGCCCGGTCGTCGCCGAACCTGGCCCCCGCATCCACCGTCCCGCCACCGTCGGGCCCGTCGCCGTTCATGGCCGGCCCCGAGCAGTCCTGGCCGCCCTCCCGGGTCCTGCCCCAACCTTCCGAAACCAACGCCCTGTCGGTCCCGGCGTTCTGGCACGCCCACGCCTACGTCACCGGCACCTGCGGCATGCTCCCGGCCCGCGCCTACCGGGGTACCGACATGCTCGACCCGCAGCCGGGGGTGATCCGCCAGCCCGACCCGACTCAGACCCCGATGGCGTTCTGGTCGGGGATCGTGTCGGCGCTCACCCTGTACGGCAACGCCATCTGCATCATCACCAGCACCGACACGCTCGGCTACCCGACCAGCCTGAAACCGATTCATCCGACGTTGGCGGCGGTGCGTTTCACGGGTAACCCGATGGCGCCGACCATCGCCGCCTGGTACGTCGCCGGGCAGGTGTACGACCCGGCCGAGATCTGGCATGTCAAGTCGCATCTGGGCCGGGCCGGCTGGCCGCTCGGCCGGGGGCTGATCGACACCGACTCGGATGCCATCGCGGTGAGCTTGGCCCTGCAGACCTACGCGGCGTCGTATTTCAACAACGGCGGGATGCCGTCGGGGATCCTGAAAATCCACCGCCCGGAGATCACCCAGGCCCAGGCCGACCAGGCTAAGTCCGACTGGGTGGCGAAGTTCTCGGGGGCGCCGACCCCGGCGGTGTTGAACGAGCTCACCGATTTCACGCCGGTGGCGTTCCGGCCGGTCGACTCCCAGATGATCGAGTCCCGCCAGTACGAGCTGGTGTCGGTGGCCAACATGTGGATGGTGCCGGCCTCGAAGCTGGGTGCGAGCGTCGGGGGCGGCACGTACAAGAACGCCGAGATGGAAGAGGTGCAGGCCCGAAACGACGCCATAGCCCCGTGGACCACCCTGCTCGAGCAGGCCGGGTCGATCGAGCTGCTCCCCCGCGGCCAAAGGTTGCTGTGGGACCTGTCGGCGGCGTTGCGGACCGACACCCTGTCCCAGTACCAGGCCTACCAGGCGGCGCTGGGCGGGCCGGGCCCGCAGTCGTCGTGGATGCTCATCGACGAGATCCGGGCCCGCGAGAACCTCGACCCGATGGCCATGGCCCAGGCCGAGATCGACGCCGAGCTCAAGGCGGCCGGCATCGACCCGACCCCCACCCCGGCGGTGGCACCGGTGGCGGCCGCCCCGACCGCCCCCAACCCGGCCGTACCGCCCGGGTCGACCCCGCAGCTCGAGCCGGCCCCGATGCCGGATCCCATGCCGGCGATCATGCAAGGAGGCCAACCGTGAGAACCGCCGAACCGTTCACCCGGGTCGAGGTGGCCAACATGCAGGCCGGCATGGAATCACGCGACGTGTGGTCCACCGCCTACGTCAACGCCCTGCCCGACTCGGCGTTCCTGCTGGTGTTCGACGACGCCAAAGGCACAAAGCAGCGCTACTTCCCGTACAAGGACGCCACCGGCAAGGTCGACGCCCCCCACCTGCGTAACGCCCTGGCCCAGATCCCCAAGGCGTCGACGATCACCGCCGACCAGCGCGCCGAGGCCATGACCAAAGCCAAGGCCGCCGCCGAGGACCACCCGACGATCGCCGGCCCGGCCGGCACCTACGCCGGTACCGCCGGGTCGGGCCGGTCCAGGCCGCCGGCCGAGCTCGACGGTATGCAATACCGCACCTACGAGGTGGCCATGGAGCTACGCGCCGACGGCGACGGGCGCACCGTGCTCGGCCGGGCCGTCCCCTACGGCCAGACCGCCGAGATCAACGGCGGCCGAGCCCGGGAGCGGTTCATGATGGGAGCGTTCGCCCGCCAGATCGCCAGCGGCCGCGACACCATCCAGCGGGTGAAGCTGCACACCTCCCACAACGGCCGCCTGGCCGGCGACCTGGCCACCCAGGTAGGTCGGACGGTGCATCTGGCCGAGCAGCAGGACGGCCTGCACGGCGCCTGGGAGATCTACAAGACTCCCGCCGGCGACCATGCTCTGCATCTGGTGGCGACCGGGGAGGTGACCGGCCTGTCCATCGGGTTCAAGGCGGTCGACGGCGGCACCGTGAAAAGCGCCGACGGCGCGTTCGAGCAGCGGGCCGTCCACCTCGACCATGTGGCATTGACCAACGAGCCGACCTACGCCGGGGCGCTGGTCACCTCGGTTCGCTCGGACGCCCACCCGATCGGCGGCTACCGGACCGACCTGCTCCGCGCCCGCAGCCTGCTCGACCGGGTATTGTCCGGCTAGCGGCTGAACCGCCCAGGACTGCACCGCCCCGACGGGGGTGAACCGGTGAGAGGTGAACCGGCCAGGGATTCCCTGCGCCGCGCCCTGACGCACCGAACACCTGGGAGAGTTCCCCGATGCCGAACCGTCTTATGCAACGCCTGGCCGGCGACTACCAGACTCTGGTCGACCAGTACGAGGCGATCCTGAACCGCTGCGCCGACGAGCAGCGTGACCCCAACGATTCCGAGGCCGGCATTCTCGACGGGCTGCGCTCGGAGATGACCCCGTTGGGTGAACGGCTGGTCGAGTTGCGCGAGACCGACGACCGCCGTTTCGCCGCGGTGCGGGCCATGAACGACGCCCCCGACGTCAGCACCACATCATCGGGCGGCGGGCTGGTCCACATCCGCACCGAACCCGAGGTGTACCGCCGTGACGCCCCGCCCGATCAGCGCCGCTCGTTCTTCCGCGACCTGTTGCACGCCCAGCTCGACGGTGACACCGAATGCCGGTCGATGCTCGAACGGCACTCGATGATGATGCGCGCCGCCGGCACGACCACCACCGGCGCCGGTATCGTCCCGCCGACCTGGCTGTTCGAGGAGTTCGCCATCATCGCCCACGGCGCCCGCCCGTGGGCCGACACCCTGCGCCGGGTCGGGATCACCGACGCCAACCCGGTCAACATCGGCGTGCAGGCCACCCCCGGCGCGGCGGTGACCGCCCAAGCCAGCGAGAACACCGCCCCCAACGACGGGTCGTTCAACGCCACCATCCTCACCACCAGCCCCAAGACCTACACCGGCAAGGTCGACGTGTCCCGCCAGCTGGTCGACGGGTCCAACCCGGCGGTCGACGGGATCATCTACGCCGACGCCATGGGGTCCTACAACGAGCAGATCGAATCGGCGGTGGTCGCCGCCTTCGAGGCCGCGGCGACGTTCGCGGCGACGATCACCTACCCCGGCACCGCCCCCGTGTACTCGAACCTGTTCGACGCCTTCATCGACGCCGGCGCGTCGGTGCGCAAGCACCGCAAGTCCGCCCCCAAGGTCGTGTTCTGCTCTGAGGGGGCGTGGGCGTTCATGGGCAAGGAGAAGGACTCCCAGGGGCGGCCGCTGGTCACCACCGGCTACCACGGCCCGATGAACGCCTACGGTCTCGGCGCCGCCATCACCTACGGCCAGATCGCCGGCGAGGTGGTCGGCCTGCAGGTCGTGCCGTCCTGGGCCGCGGTCGACAATCACCTGTACGTCCTGAAGGCCGACGACAGCCTGCTGCTCGAGAGCTCCACGTTCAACTTCCGTTACGAGGAAGTCCTGGGCCCGGAGTCGATCCGGTTGGGGGTGTGGGGTTACGCCGCCCCGGTCATCGGCCGCTACCCGCTGGGTATCGCCAAGATCGACGCCGGCACCACCATCCCCGCCCCGCAGGAGCTCGAGCCCGTGACGCAGCCCGCCAACGGCGGACCCGGCAACGGCGGCGCCAAGGCCGGGAAGTAGCAGGCCCCGGCGATGGCGGCTGACTGGCCGACCGTGGCCGACGTGCAGAACCTGCTGCGCGTCGCGCCCGGCAACACCGGCGACGATCAGCTGATCGCCGCCGACCTGGCGGCCGCCATCGCCTGGGTCACCATCCGCTGTTCGGGCGGGCAGGGCTGGGTGGTGCCGGGCAACCCGGCGTTCCTGCCCGACCCGCTGTTCACGGTGACCCAATACGAGGCGGCCCGCCTGTACCGCCGCCGTGACAGCGTCGACGGCACCATCGGCTGGGGTGACATGGGCGTGGTCCGGGTCGGCCCGAAAGACCCGGACATCGAAACGCTGATCGCCCCCTATCTGGCCGTCGTGGTCGGATGAGTTGGTCCCGGGCCCCGGTCGTGGCCGCCCTGCTGGCGCTGCTGGGCGACGCCACGGCCGGGGACGGGGTGACGGTCCATGAGCGGCCACCCGAAACTCTCAACCCGCCGGCGGTGGTCATCCACCGCCCGACGGTCACCTACAGCACCGCCGGTTTGGGCGTCGACGAGGCCAGCCTGCCGCTGATCATCGTCGGCGGCATCGAGTCCGAGGCCGCCCTGGACACCCTGAAGGAGACGTGCCGGCAGGCGATCCTGGCCGACCCGTCCCTGGGCGGGTCGGTCCAGTCCGGCTACCCGTCGGAGGAGCGGAACTGGCGGAACTACACCGGCGCCGGCGGCATCCAGATCCTGCAGGTCGAGCTGGTACTCACCATCCAGATGTAAGGAGCAACCGTGGCAAACGCAACCAAAGAACACGACACCGGCAACGGCGGCAACGGCGGGCTGGTCGCCCCGCTGTTCGCCGGGGACGCCGTCCCCCCGGCGGCCAACCCGCTGATCCTGAACGACGCCTATTTCGAGCTGACCGGCGTCAACCTGCGCTGCCTGGTCAAACACCTGGAGGCGACGTTCGCCGAGAACAAGCCGGTCACCGTCACCTCGCTGTGCGGGGAGGTCGACTGGCCGGGTGTGACCAAATATCACCTGCGGGTCACGTTCTACCAGTCGTTCGACAGCGGCGCGGTGTACCAGACGTTAAACGCCGCCTACCAGGCCTACGTGGCCAGCGGCACCCCGGCGCAGTTCCGGGCCCGCCCGTACTCGTCCCGGGCGCCGTCGGCGGCCAACCCGTGGATCTCGGGGTATTGCATCCCGCAGCCGTTCGATCTGATCGTCGGCGACGCCGGCGCCACCGCCGAGGTGGCCATCGACTGGAACCTGACCGCACCGCCGACCGTCGACCTGGGCAGCGTCGCCGCGGTCGGCGCCACCGCCGGGTCTCCCGGGTATTACACCCCGTCGGGGGCGGCCGCCCCGGCCAACCTGGCCGGCCTGTCGGGGGTGACGGCGTCGCCGACCGCGGCGTGGGCTACCGGCCAGTACGTCATCACCGCCGACCTGCTCGCCGCCCACTGGTCCGGTACCGCCTGGGCTGCCGGCAAGGCCTGACCGGCAGGTGGCCAAGGCGCCGCAGGTGGCGGTGATCGGCATGCGCGCCCTGGCCAAGGATCTGGCCAAACTGACCTCCGATCGGGGGGCGTTGAACAAGGCGCTGGCGGCCGCGGCCCGCCAGGCGGTCGAGCCGATCGCGGCGGCCACCCGTTCGAGCCTGCCGCAGGTGTCGGGCGGCCTGGCCGGCACCGTCCGGGTCGGCGCCACCCGCACCGGGGCGTCGGTGCGGATGGGCAGCTCGAGCCGGCGGTACGCCGGCTGGGTCGAGTTCGGCGGCACCCGCCGCGCCCCGTTCGTGTCGACCCGCCCGTACCTGGCCCAGGGCCGCTACATGTTCCCCGTCGCCCACGACCTGGCCGGCGAGGCCGCCGGGATCTACTCGGCGGCCACCGAGAGGGCGATCAACGATTTCCCGTGGACCAACGAAGGAGCCGAACCGCATGACTGACGACGACGCCCTGCCCACCACGGTGACGGTGACGACGGCGTTCACGACCCGGCTGCCGTCCCAGCGGCTGATCGACCTGCTCGGCCGGATCGAAATGGACGTCCCGTTCCCCGAGCTGGCCCAAAACCAGCCGTTCCGGCTCATCGCCTTCCGCAAGCTGCTCGAGATGTACCCCGGCCGGGATGCGACCAGCCTGTGGATGCACGCCTACGACGTGGAGGTCGACATCGGCGAGGGGGACCCTACGAACGGCAGCGGGCCGACGCCTACGCTGCCTTCTGCGCTTACTGGCACTGCCTCCCCGACCAGTTAGACGCCCTGGACGATGAGCTGTTCGCCGCCATGGTGCGCCACATGACCGTCGAGGCGGCCGCCATCGAGGCCCACAACAGCCAGGTCCGCCGCGACCTGGCCCGAGCCCGGAGGTAGCCGACCGTGCCCGGCCCGTCGGTGATGGTCCGCATCCTCGGCGACGCCTCGAACCTGGCCAAGTCGGCCACCGAGGTCGGCTCGAGGTTCTCCAAGGCGGCCGGGACGGCCCACGCCGCCTTCACCTCGATGCTGGGCATGCTGAACCAGACCGGGGTGCTGGGCCCGTTCGGCGAGGCGTTGAACACCGTCGACGAGGGCCTGTCGGGCATCGCGGAGCACGGCAAGAGCGTCAGCAGCATCATGATGGGCGCCGGCGGCACCCTGCTCGCGGTCGGCGGGCTGTTCTCGTCGCTCGGCTCGAAAGAGAAGGCCGCCCACGCCCAGCTGTCCCAGGCCATCGCCAACACCGGGCACTCCTACGCCCAGTACGGCGACCAGATCGACAAGGCCATCAAACATGAGGAGAAGTTCGGCGAATCGTCGGTCCAAACCCAGGGCGCCCTGCAAACGCTCACCCAGGCGACCCATTCGCCGACCGAGGCGCTCAAACTGCTGTCGACGGCCACCGATCTGGCCTACGCCAAACATGAGGACCTGACCACCGCCGCCGGCCAGCTCGGCAAGGTTTACAACGGCAACGCCAAGCTGTTGAAGGAATACGGGATCGTCCTCGACAAGCACACCCATCTGACCAAGACCGGCCAGACCGCCACCCAGGCCCTGGCCGGGGTGCTGAAAGGCCAGGCGGCCGCGGCTACCGACACGTTCAACGGGCATATCAAGGCGATGTCGACCGCCATCGAGGACCAGGTGTCGGTGTTCGGCGAGAAGTACGGGCCGGCGATCCAGAAGGCCGGCGGCGCCATCGCCGGGCTGGGGGCGATCATGAAGGCCGGCCAGGCGGCCATGGGCCTGTTCGCGACCGGACAGAAGACCGCGGCCGCCGCCACCGACGTCATGTCCGCGTCCGAGGACGCCGCCGCAGTGTCCGAAGGTCTCGCCCTGTGGCCGATCCTGGCCATCGTCGCCGCCATCGCCCTGCTGGTCGCGGCGGCCTATGTGATCTACAAGAACTGGAAAACGATCTGGGCGGGCATCCAGATAGCGGTCCAGGTGGTGTGGACGTGGATCAAAGCCAACTGGCCGCTGCTGCTCGGCATCCTGCTCGGCCCGATCGCCCTGGCGGCGGCGTTGATCTACAAGAACTGGGCCAAGATCAAAGCCGACGCCAAAGC